GCGGTTGGATCATCCGATACAACTGCCCAGGCCAGAATTGCTATGGGCAAACTTAAAATTATTAAAACTGCCTCGTCCTTCCAGTCTGATTGACGGGCTTCTAAAAGTTTTCCCTGGTAAGCTTCCTTACCTTCAGCCATACGTGATGCATGCATAAGCTGTGCATCTGACATAGCCATCTTCGTTCTCTGCTTGTTAGCATAAATTTTACTACCTGCAGAAACGGCTAATTTAATTGCCGAAAACCACATGAATTAGTACCACTTAGCCTTAACAGGTTTTTTATCAGCTCTCATTGCCTTTGTTCCTCTAACAGTTACTGTTTGAGTTTCCATAGGGTCTGTAGCTTCAATTGTGACACCGCCTGTTTTGTATCCGTCTTTACCAACGCCTACTTCTGTAACAGCTTTAGGGTCTTTTGCTTTTTTAATCATAGTTTTCTCCTTAATAATTTATTATACTTAATTTTTCTTAAAGTTTCTACCAAAATCGTTTCGTTTACTTTGGTCAGCCATTTGTTGTCTTTCTAAAGCAGCATCTGCAGACATTATTTGTTTAGTTATTGAAGTATCCGCTCTTAATTCTGCTAAATCTTCGTTTTGATCAAGTTTTTCGTCATGGTGAGTGTCTCCCATCATTACTTTCATAGTATCTAAACTAATTCTACCTTCATCATAAGCTTTTTTGGCTTCATCTGCCTTAGCTTTAATGTCAAGTTCTCTTGATTTTAGTTTAAGTAGTGGATCACTGCCCATTTCATTAATTATTTTGTCTTCTTCAGCCATATAATCTTTAACCATTTCAGAAATTAACACAGCTTTTCTTGAATTAATTTTATTTGTAAGAATAGTTGCTTGTTGAACCAGTTGTTGATTCTGTGGTTGCTGTTGTAACATTTGTTGCATCTGTTGTGCTTGTTGTAATTCTTCCTGAAACTCTAATTGTATTTGTTCTTGTGCCATTAGACTAATTCTTTCCAAAATATTTTTTTGTAAAGCTGCCATAACTGCTGGACTATTTTGTACCATGTTAGATTGCATAAAATTTAAGTGTGAATCAATGTGAGCTTTGTGATCTTGACCTGGAAAAGCTTGAAAAGGTTTCATACCCATTGCTGCAATTTCTTCAAGTGCAGGATCAATAGGTTGAGGTTGTTGCGGTGGAGGTAATATTGCATTAATATTTTTTACCCCAACCGCTTCATACATGGATCTGTACGCTTGGTACAAATCATGTATCTGAGGATTCGATTGTGCTAGTTGTAGCTCCATTTGAGCCATAGAAATTCTTTGTGTTTGAGAAAAAATGTTAGGATCGGCAACAGGAAGTATATCTACTCTATCATCAAAATCTGTTGCTTTAACTTGTCTAGTAGCACCAGGAACATCATAAGGATATTCTGCTGGTAGATAAGTTTTAAATACTTCTGCTAGTAATTTAAATTCTTGTTTTAATCCAACATACAATCTTTTGTGAATAGCTGACATAACACGTGATCCACGTTCCAATAATGCAACTGTTGTACCTACCGCTGCTTGTTGGTTCATATCACCAACTTGTGAATCAGCGATGCTCGCGAATCGTTGACCCGCATTAACTACAACTCCCATTAATTGTAATAAAGTTTGATCTGGTCCTTTAAAAGGTAATTGCATAAACTGATCACGTATATTTCCGCCCGGTGCATCTACATCTCTAAACTCACCAGGTTGTAATGGTTGTGCATCGTCTCTAATTCTTATACCTCTAGTTTTAAAACCAGCTGGTAAATTTGCTAAAGTTCCTGCATCAAGTAATTGTCTTAATGCTGCTGTTGCAGTTCTAGTTAAACCACCAATCATGTGGATTAAACCAAAACCATAAAAACCTGTACCTGGTAAAAATTTATATTGTACAAAGTATTTTATTTTTTTCATTAGTTGATCATCTTCAGCATAGTTTCTTCTAATAGATAAAATTTTGTTATTAGATTCTAAAATAGTTACAATGTAAGGAAGTTTAATTCCTGTTGCTTCACCATCAGGTCCCATGTTTTCAAAACCTTCTAAATCTAAATCAACATGCATTTCTAAAAGACTAAATTGATCTTCATTACCGTCTTTAGTAATTCCTTCTAGTTCTAATTCTTTTTCTTTAACTTGATTTTCTGTAACGGGTGGCTCACCAATTTCCATGTCTTTGTAAAAACCAGAAACTTGTTGTTTTCTAACTTCATTCTCAGACATTCTAATTACATGTACAATTGCTTCTGCATCTTCTAAAGAGTTTGCAGAATAAGGAACTATTAAATCATCTGCTTGTACAAATTTAGATACTGCTCTACCTAAAAGATCATCATAGTAAACTTTTTTAAAAGTAGAACCTGATAAAGGTAAATAGAAAAGCATTTGATCAAATTCTGGTTCATACTCAGTCATCTGATCCATAATTTGATAGTTCATAAAATCTTTTACTCTATGTGCTTGGTCTTGTTTTTCATTTGACACATCACCTAAAATTTGTGCACGAACGGGTCCATCTGCTGGTAGTAATTCTTTATAAGCTTGAGCTTGAAACTGTGTAACAGCTTCTGCAAGAACTGGATGATTAACACCACTTGCACCTTTAAAAGGCTGAGTTCTTTTTTCATATTTAAATCCTAAAAGACTTAAACCTTCTCTGTAACTATCTTCCCACTCACCACGAGATCTTTTATATTCTGTGTATTGATCAAAAAGAGTTGTACCTAATTCATCTAGGTATTGTTCATCCATAACCTCAGCTAAATTAGAAAAATGATTTTCAGTTTCTAATCCTGACATTGCATTAGGATCAAAATTAATTTCTGCACCACCCTCTTCATCCATAGTAATTTCAGCAGTATCAGAAGTTTCTAACTCTTCATTAGGAACTGCAACTTCTTGTTCTACAAAAGCTTCATCTTTAACTACTTCGTTGGATATTGTATCGTCTATTTCAGCCATATCTCTTTCCTGTTAATTAGTTCACACCTTATTTCAAAGACTTTATACCTGAAAAATTTCCATCTGGCAAGTAATCCTCAATATTGCCATATCTAACAGGTCTTGTTCTTTTAGAATTTATTAAATAATTCTTAGCTTTACTTGGAGCATTTTGTAATACAGATTCTATGCCTTCTCTTCTTTCATTCGCTCTTCTTAACATTTCATCTGCATCTTCATAATCTGTCATAGATCTTAATGCTAAAGGAACATTTACTGCTTTTCCAATAACAGGATCTTTTAAAAAATATGATCCAGCACTTGCTGCAGCGTCATATAAAGGAACATTAGCTGCTAAAGATAATGCAAATTCTGCAGGAGCAAGTGCTAAAGCACTCCCCGGAACTTTAGAACTAAATTTTTGAATTAAAGGTTTGTTAATTCTAAAAGAATCATTAAACCTATTAAATTTTTCTCTTAGAGTTATTTTTTTTGGAATTTCATTTGCAGTTGTAACACCTGGTATTTTTTTTAAATCGTTTATATTAGCTTTTTTTGCTATAAGTTGTCTATATTCTCTAAGACCTTTTGAATCTAAATTTTCAATTAATGTTTTATTTTTAGGATCAAAAGCACGTACTTTATAATCTCCACCAATAGATTCATTTCTTATTACTTCTCCACTATTACTTCCAATAGATAATTTTCTCCAATTCAACAGACCTTTGTTTTGAGGATTTTTATTATTATATGTATTTATAGTTTCTGTAGCTCTTTTATTAATTTCATTATTTTTTGTATTAAACTCTTCAAGTGTTATTTTATTTGCTAATTTATTATCTACTAAAGCTACTCTTTCTTTTACTAAAGATTTTAATATTTTATTAGAGCTTGACATTCCTGCATTTGTTCTTCGATCTATAATTGCAAAATTTCTACCACTTGCTTTTACATATTTATCTCCTAATGGAAATAAATGATGAACTTGAGATGTTTTAGTTCCACTTAATCTTTTGCTACCTTGTGTAATAGTTTCATCAATTATTCTATTTAAGTTGGTAACATTTTTTTCTGCAGGACTCAATTTAACATATTCTAAATCCATATTTTTTTTAAATCTATCAATAATAGTTCTAACACTATCTAGTGGATAATGACCTTTAAAGAATCGTTCGTAAAAATCTTTATTTGATAAAATATTTGCTTTTTCAGCTTTAGTAGAATTTTTTGGAAGTAAATATCGTTTAGTTAATTCTTCTACAAATTGTTTTTGTTTAATAGGATCTGCAAAAGTAACTTTACCTTGCACCATCTTAACAACTTGTCCTTTTTTAATCATGTTTTTTCTAATCTTATCTTCAGTAATTCCTTTACGATCTTTTCCAATAGCGTCTGTAATAGTTTTGTTTTTTCTTCCTAACTTTCTAGCTTCTGTTTCATTAGGCATTCTATTATTTTCTTTTATAAAAGATTTAAATTTATTAAGTCTGGCTTTTAAATTTCTTCTTTGATCTGTGGTAATATTTCTAATAGATTTACCATGTTTTTGTAATGATTCTGAATCTACTACGGCTTGACCAAAATCTTTGTATAAAGATTGTATAGAAGCTTCCATAGAAACAACATTTCCGCCGTCCACGTACCCTTGTCTCATAGCCTCTTTAACTGCTTCGCCAAACTCATAGCCATCGTCCATCAGCTCTTTTACTTTTGCATTCAATGCTGCATCGCCGGAACCGTTAGTCGATCCGCCGTCCGCGAATGTTTTTTTATATTTAACAAATAGCTCTGGTTCTCCGCTGTCAATGCCGTATTTACCATAACCACTAAAACCTTCACCACCTTTATTAAAACCTATGCCAACTTTT